TTAGAAATTAATGTAGTTTGCTAGCTTTTCAGTCGTTTCAGCCTTCTTGCTATCAGTCACGTGCGTGTAGATGTCCATGGTCGTTTTAATATTCGTGTGACCTAATCTTTCTTGTACTTCTTTCATACTTGCACCCGATTCAAAAAGCAAACTTGCGTGAGTGTGCCTAAAGCCATGCAAACCAATGTCATGCAAATACGCACGATCACGATAAATTTTATATCGCTCGGTCACCGCACCATTAATTGTAAAATGATTTTTATCGTTCGTAAAAATATGCGACGGCTTATTATAGCCATGCGCTAAAAGCCATTTCATTTGCATTAGCTTCCATCTTTTCAGTTGCATAATGGTTTTATCATCTAAGATGACAGTACGCTTAGAACCGCTTGTTTTGGGCGTTTCAGAGATATAATACTGTTCGCCTTTTGTAACGGTCTTATTAATTGATATTTCTTTCTTCTTAAAATCCAAGTCATCCCATGTCATTGCTAAAATTTCGCCAATTCGGCAACCGCTAAATGCCAGCAAGCGAAATAGCGTGTAATCCCTCAATCTAAAAAACTCGTTTTCTTCCGCTTCAATTGTGTTTAAAAAAACTTCCAATTCCATTTTGTCGTAATGCCTTATTTTGTTTTCTTTTATCTTATCTTCCTTTTTTTGTGGAATGATGATATTCGTTATTGGGTTTATCTCAATCACACGCATATTGATTCCTAACTTAAATATCTTGTTAAGATAATTAATGAATAGTGTATAGCGTTTTTGCTTAATCGTCTTTGACCACTCATTAACGACTTTTTGACAATAGGCGGTGGTTATTTTTTGCACGTTTAATTTGCCGAATTTTGGGAGCAGGTGTTTATTTAAAATAATTTTAGTGCGGGAATGGGTGCTTGCTTTGACAGTTGTTTGATAGTTACTCATCCACAATTCAGCTAATTCTTCAAACGTCATATTGTTAGGCGTGTGCAATCCTTTTTTATCTATCTCCACTTGCAAACGAGATAGTGCCAATTTCGCTTCCTTTTGCGTTCTAAAGCCTCTTTTTGTGGTTCGCCTATCTTTGCCAGTCAACGGGTCTTTGCCCAAATAGGCGCTAAACATCCAGTATTTCTTGCCGTCCTTTTTTTCGTATTGTTTAAAGGTAGCCATAGTTAAACCCTCCTTTTTGTGATAAAATAGGCATAGCTAAATAAGCTTATGCTTTTTAGTCCGACACGCTTTCTTTTTCGAGGGGAGAGCGTGTTTTTTTGTTTATTTTAGGGAGAAAAAGACAGAAGTGTTAAAGTCGGCACCAGTATATTCAAGGATTGTTTCGTCATCGATTTTCGTTAAGAAACCGAATTTGCCGGTAGTGTTAGCACCTTCATACAAATCAACGTTACCAAAATCTTCACCGTTAGCAAAACTTGGGTATTCAGCTTGGGAAACTTCTTCACCACTTGATGAGATAGGTGTAAATATTCCCATTTCGTAATAAGGGACGTCCGCATCTCCTTTGTTGACAACTAAAGCAACGTCCACAATAACCCATTCTTGACCTTCTGGTGGTGCAGCATTAAATTCATTAGCCGCCATTAAATAATCAAGCGCTTCTTGTCCACGGATTACATTTGATAGCGTGATAGATAGATTGGCATCTAATGGATCACCATCATTATTGTAGTAAGTTGTGTCAAAGGTAGCCGTTTCGCCTAATTTGACAGGATTTGAGCGTTTCCCAACTTCTGATGCCGTTTCCTTTTCTTCTTTTTGTTCCGCAACGGTACTTTCAACTACTTCCGATTGTTCCGGTGCAGCGCTACTTGATACCGTCACATTGTTGTCGCTAGAGTCACAAGCGCTTAATAACAACGCACAAGCAAAACCGATTCCTAAAACTTTTAATTTCTTCATACTTTAATACCTCTTTTCTGATATAATAGTTTTAACTGTTAATATTTTATAAAACCTCAAACGGAGTTGTCGCTCCGCTTGGGGTATTTTTTTATAGGTCAGCGCTCATCTTTAAAGCCTTGCCTAATATTCGTGCAGGATTTTCTTTAGTAATAATATATGGGGAATATTCTTTGTTGTCAGGTATCAATAAAACAATGTCGCCTTGACGTTTAACGCGCTTGAGCGTCGCTTCCGTGTCGCCGTTTACTAATACTGCAGCAATCTCTCCATCTTCCACGTTTTCTTGTTGTCTTATAAGAACGTAGGCGCCATTTGGAATTGTAGGTGCCATTGAATCTCCTTTGCACTGTAAGTAAAACAATTTTCCAGTTGGCAACATATCCGCTATTTCTTCACGATAATCTTCATAATTTTCTTCCGCCATAATTGGTTCGCCACATGAGATCGTTCCTAATACAGGTACTTTGATAAGAGCGGTAACTCTTTGCAATCCCTCAATTTGTTCTTCTGTCAAACGAGAACGAGGAACATTAAAGTAATCAGCTAACGTTTGCAAACCTTCTAACCTTGGATACTTCTCGCCACTAAACCAACTTCTAACAGTCGCTTCCGCTAACCCAGTGTCTCTTATTACATCAGCTTGGGTTTTGCGTTTTTTGTTTAATAAATCGTTTAGATTGTTAGCCAAAATTTCACGTTGTTTTTGTGCAGTAGTTAAATTTTTCATACTACTATATACCTCCTTTCTATACCTTAATAATACACCTAACTACACTTAAAGTAAAGAAGAAAATGTAAATATTTTTTACTTTAAGTGTTGACACCGCACCTTAAGTACGGTATATTATAAACACGGAAAGAAACGAGGTGATAAATATGCCAGAACAATTATCTATTGAGTCATGGAGAATAGAAAAAGGTTACACTCAAGAAGCACTTGCTCAAAAGCTTGGTATCAACGTTAAAACAATCAGTGAGTGGGAAAACAAAAAGGTACAAATTAAACCGATGCACATTTTCGCTATCGCTTATGTATTAAAAGTTGACGCAGACAGTATTAGACCATAATTTTTTTGGACTATACCGCACTTTAAGTACGGTAAGAAAGGAGTGATTTAGATGGAACTCAACGTACCAATTCAAATACCAAAAGATTTTGCGGATCAAGTCGCTTCAATCGTAGCGAAACAAATTGAAATTCGTTTGGATTTATTGACTCGGACAATTGAATTGCCACTTTACGCAAACAGAAGTGAAGTAAAAAAAGTATTGCGGATTGGCGATGCACGTTTGAACGATTGGATTGCATTGGGCTTGAAAGTCCAACATTGGGGCGATGGCTTGCAAGACGTTCGATACGAAAGAGCGGAAATTCAACGCTTTCTGAAAGAGAAATTCGAGGTGTAAAGATGGAATACAACTTAGCGGACGAACTCAAAATTGATAGATTGGTTAAGGCAAAAATAAGCGAGTTACATCAAGAAATCCATCACACTATTTTGTCAGATAGGCAAAAAGAACTACTACGAAACGAGTTAAAAGAATATCAAGAATTACAGTTTAAAAATCGAGTGATACGTCAAAGGACAATGTGAGGAGAATGAAAAATGAAAAAATTATTAGCTGGATTGCAATCGAAAAGTTTAGTCCACAAGTTACGACAAACGCAATTGATCGCTTACTTATCGCTAACACTTAACGTAGTGCTGTTGCTAACGTTTGTTTTGTTTGTTCAAGCGATTAGATGAAAGGCGGTGAGAATATGGGTAGAAAGAAATTAGATTTAACAGGGCAACGGTTTGGTAGGTTGGTTGCGATTAGGGATAGTGGAGAGAGAGGAATCGCAAGAGAAGTTTTATGGGAATGCAAATGTGATTGCGGAGAAATTTCATTCGTTAGAAGTGGGAGTTTAAGGAGTGGTAATACAGAATCATGTGGTTGTTTGAGCAAAGAGGTAAATTCTAAAAAAATAAAAACAAAAGGTTATCACGCAAAAATAATTGAAGCTAAAAAAGGCAAGGACCTTGTCGAGGAAACTAGTTTGAGCCATTTGACACAGAAGACGAATTCTAATAACACAAGTGGTCACAAAGGGGTTTATTGGACTAAATCAAACAAAAAATGGCAATCCAAAATAATGATTAGAGGCGAAAGTATAAACCTCGGTTATTTCGCGGACAAACAAGACGCAATCAACGCAAGACTCGAAGCGGAAGAAAAGTATTTTAAGCCGATATTAGAAAAATACGAAAAAAAGACTGACCGCCACCAAGCAAAGTCAGTCAAAAAAATAAATATCTATGAGGTGATTATACCATGAAAAACCGTCAACGCAAAAAGAATCTAAAAGGATTGCTGACAAAAGAAGAATTGATAGTGCTTGAGTTGTATAGAAAAAGCTCTAGCGTTGATTTTTATCTACATGATTGCAATTTCAATGAAGCATACGACTTTGCAAACGCCACTAAAAAAGAACCCTTTACCGAAAGATACCAAGGCAGATCGTGGCTGAATAGTAAATTAGGGAAAATCAATGCTACGGCATTTTTGAAGGAGGAAGCATGATGGAAATAATCGGCAGAACATACGACGACTTGATGAGTGATCCAGAATGCCATCAATATCGCACTAACTTAAACGAGGCGGACACCACGCCAGAAAATTACAATCAAGATGATTTTGAGCAACGGATCTATCGCGAAGATTGGATTCTAATTGGCTATTTAACCTATCGAGATGTTAAGCGCAAGTTTATTGTCACGACGGACAACCTGCACGCATTAATCGAGGAGTATGGTGCTGATAGCATTATCACAAATGAGTTAGAAATTATCAGTGGTGAAGAATGGCTGAAATTTAGATGGACGGAGGAAAGAGAATGAGTACGTTGTACGAGTTGACAGGGCAATTTAACCAAGTGGCTGAAATGTTGAGCGAGGAAGAATTTAATCCAGCAGTAATTGACACGTTGGAAGCAATTGATATGGCAATCGAGGATAAAGCGGATAATTATGCCCGTTTGATTAAAAACCAAGAATCGGACAGCAAAGGAATTGCAGAAGAAATCAAAAGATTGCAAGCTAGAAAACAATCAATTGATAACAGCGTAAAAAATATGAAATTGAGTTTGCAAAACGCGATGAATGAAATTGGCAAAACGAAATTCAAAACGAATTTATTTAGTTTCAATATCCAAAAAAATCCAATCAGTGTGAACATTGTAGACGAGAATTTAATTCCAGATGAATTTAAAAAAATAAAGATTGAGTTTGATAAAACGGCCATTAAAAAATTCGATAACGTTCCTGGCGTTGAATTGACTCAATCAGAAAGTTTGAGGATTCGATAAATGGTAAAAAAAAGTCAAGCGTCAGAGTTAAATGTCAATAAAGGTACTTACATGATTTACGCAAATCCAGGAGTTGGGAAAACATACTCTTTAGGTTTCTTACCAGGGAAAACATTAGTTTTAGATATTGATGGTTCTTCTTCTACGCTCTCAAAACATCCTAATAAAGAAAATATCGAAGTATGGCGGTTAGATTCTTCAAATATTTGGCAAGAATGGTTAGATGTCATTTCAGATTTAGTGAAAAACAAAGCTGAATACGAAAGCAAGTTCGATAACATTTGCGTAGATAATCTATCCGAATTATTTAAGGCGCAATTGGAAGATTTAGGTAAGCAAGGAAAAAATAACGGTGTCCCGTCACAAGCGGACTATCAACGCGCCGATTTTATGAATTTAAGAAGTTTACGAGCGTTGAATAACATTGATTGCCGAATCATTTTAACCGCCTGGGAAACGACGGATACTTACACGGAGCCGAGTGGCCAATTTTTCACACGATCAATGCCAGAAATTCGAACAAAAATATTAAATAACTTTCTTGGTTTGTGTGATGTCGTTGGTAGGTTGGTTATAAAAAGAGACGAGGAAGGAAGAGAAATTAGAGGAATGGTGTTGCAACCGACACAAAATATATATGCAAAAAACAGATTGGATGAAAGAAAAGGAACAAACGTAGAGGATTTTATCCGCATTGGAAGTGATGAGAATGCCGTTTGATCTCCATGATTATCAAGAAGAATTAGTGACACGTGCCAGGCAATCGTTTATTGATGGCTACAAATCACCTTGCATCGTGAGTCCGTGTGGTAGTGGCAAATCAGTCATTATTGCAGAAATTGCACGCAAAACAACTCTAAAAGGCAATCAAGTATTGTTTTTAGTCCATCGAAAAGAATTGATTGACCAGATAAAAAATACTTTTGAATTTCATGGCGTGGATATGCGATACGTGCTTTTCGGAATGGTTCAAACAATAGTGCGTAAAGTGGATAAAATATCAAAACCAAAATTAATTATCACAGACGAAAATCATCATAGTTTAGCAGCGAGTTACAAAAAGATTTACGAATATTTTTCAGACGTACCAAGATTGGGGTTTACAGCTACACCAGTACGATTGAATGGGAGTGGCCTTGGCGATGTTAATGATTTACTGATTGAAGGTGTATCCGTTGATTGGTTGATTAAAAACGAACGGTTAACGCCATATAAATACTATGCACCAGCATTAATTGACAAGAACGTTTTGAAATTAAATTCAATGAGTGAATTTTCAAAAGGAAGTATTGATAAAGCGTTGGAGCAAAAAGCGATTTATGGTGATGTCATTAAACACTATAAAAAATTAGCGGACGGCGAACAAGCAATCGTGTATTGCCACAGTATCGAATCAAGCATAAAAACGGCTGGATTATTCAAAGAAGCAGGTTATCAGTCGGCCCACATTGATGGAAAAACGAACAAACAGGAACGTGATGACATTATTGAGAAATTCCGTAATCACGAAGTTCAAATTTTAACTAATGTGGATTTGATTGGTGAAGGATTTGATGTACCAGATTGTTCAACGGTTATTATGTTAAGGCCAACTAAATCACTCTCTCTTTTTATCCAGCAAGCAATGAGAGGGATGCGGTACAAGCCAGGCAAAGTATCAAAAATCATTGATCACGTTGGGAATGTTAACGAACACGGTTTACCAGACTTACCAAGAAAGTGGAGTTTAGCGACTAAGAAAAGCAATAAAAAAGATGACGTCGAACCAATCAAAGAATGCCCGAATTGCTTTGGCATTTATCCAAGCGAAAAAGGAAATATTTGTCCATATTGCCAATACGAAATACCGAAAGAGGTGCGTGAAAGTGAGTTAGAAACAATTGAACACGCGGAATTACAAGAATTAACGTTAGATTTAACCGCTGGAAAGTATGCAAACATGGAACCAGAAGAAGCAGGAAACGTTAGTGATTTATATAAAATTGCAGAAGCGAGAGGTTACAAAAAAGGTTGGGCTTACTTCCAAGCGAAACGTTTGGAATTACTATAAAAAATAAAAATTATAAAGGAGATTAATTATCATGACAGGATTTAACTTAGACTTTAACGACAAATTTGAAGGTGGAGGCATTACAGATGGCGTTTACGAGGTGATTGTAAATGTAGCGACTGAAAAAGCAACTCCCAACGGAGCGGAATACACAGAATTAGATTTAATCATTCGTAACGACGTACAACAAAAACACCATAATCAACACATTTTCCATAAGATTTGGAAGAAAAAAGACGCAGGTAAATACAATCCGCAGATGTTTAATACGTTAGGCTGGGTTTTCAAATTACAAGAAGGCAAGAATTACAATTCAATTGATGAGTTGCTACAAGATTTCTTTATGAAAGTTGCGAAAGTGACCGTTAAAAACACGGAATCAGAGTACAACGGAAAAACATATAAAAATGTAGATGTCACACGTTGGGAACATTCAGCATTTCCGCAGTCGCAACATCAATTTAAAGATAAACAAGAAACGACTTCAAATAATCAATTCAGCCGTAGCATCGACATTTCAGATGATGATCTACCATTCTAAAAAAATTAAAAGGAGTTGAGCGTGTGTGAGATATAAACACATACCTGACGAGTTAAGGCAATTAAAACAGTGGTGTGTATATCGGTTGATTTGGGATGACAAACGACAAAAGCACACCAAAATTCCGATTGATCCATTCACTGGATTAAATGGTAAAAGTAACGATGAGAGTACGTGGTCTGATTATCAGACCGCTCTCTCAGCTATTGATAAATACGATTGCCAAGGCTTGGGTTTTTACTTTAAAGCACCCTATTTTGGAATTGATATTGATGACATCGAAGGAGAGGTACAGCGATACATTCAAGGCGACATCGAAACAAACATGGTTTACGAATTTGTGCATTCGATGGCTTCTTACGCTGAATATTCGCAATCAGGAAATGGCATCCACATTATTTCTAAAGGGAAGTTGCCAGGCAAAAGAAGAAGAAAAGGCAACGTTGAAATGTACGATTCGGGCCGATTTTTCGTTATGACAGGAAATATTGTAAACGAGCAATTTGCAGAAATAAACGAAGCACCAAAAACAACATTAAAGCTCCTTTACAGTCGTTATATCGGAGACGATAAGATTATACCTTTTAACAATCAAAACGCTACCATCAATCAAATAGACCTATCAGAGAGTGAGATAATCGAAAAGGCGTTACAAAGCAAGCAAGGTCCTAAATTCAAAGTATTTTTAAATGGTGGTTGGGAAGCATTTTATGATTCGCAATCAGAAGCAGATATAGCATTTGCAAACATTTTAGCTTTTTGGACCGGACGAGATTTTGAAAAAATGGATAGCATTTTCAGACAGTCGGATTTAATGCGAGAAAAATATGACGAACGTAGGCCACCGGATTCAACTTACGGGGCGAACTTACTTAATAAAGCAATTCACGAATGCGAAAATACGTACAATCCAAGCAATAAAAACGGCTTTCAAATATTTGTCAAAGAATTCGAAGAAAAGAAAGAAGAAAAATACTTTTCTTACGATGACACTGGAAACGCTGAACGTTTTATGAATGTCTATGGGACGTTAGCGAGATACTCTTATATTAATAAGCGCTTTTATTACTACGATGGTAAGTATTGGCAAACGGACAACACAGGCGAGATTCCTAAGATGATTGATAACGTTGTGGATATTATGAAAAATGAAAAAGTGTTGATTCCAGAAGATTGTGATGATCCAGAGAAAATTGAAGAAGCTTTTCGTAAGCACGTGAAGCGATCAAGAGGAAATGCAGGCAAGAAAGCAATGAAGGAACAAATCATGCACCGTATGCCCGTTTTGCCAGAAGAATTTGATAGTGATATTACATTAATGAATACACAAAACGGCTACTTAAATTTAGTTGACGGTGCATTACACGAACATGATATTAATAAAATGTTTACTCGAATTTCAAACATTGAATACACCGATAAAATTGATGCGCCACAATGGGAAGAATTTTTGAATCAAATTTTCGATAACGATAAAGAATTGATTCGATATGTACAAAAAGCAGTGGGTTACTCACTCACTGGGTCTACGAGAGAGCAGTGTATGTTCGTTTTATTCGGTGCTGGTAGTAACGGAAAATCGGTATTCCTAGATACTATTTCCCACATCATGGGGAGTTACGCAACAAATATGCAAGCTGACACGATTATGATTAAAGGGCCATCAGGTGGTGCGAACACCGACATTGCCCGTTTAAAAGGCGCTAGGTTGGTAACGTCATCGGAACCTAACGAAGGCGTGAGAATGGACGAAGGACTTGTTAAACAGCTTACAGGTGGCGATAAAGTAACCGCACGTTTTTTATACGGGGAAGAATTCGAATTTACGCCAGAATTTAAATTGTGGCTAGCGACAAACCACAAGCCAATCATTAGAGGGACTGACGATGGTATTTGGCGAAGAATGAATTTAATTCCGTTTACCATCCAGATTCCAGACCACAAAAAAGATAAAAACTTAAAACATAAATTAAAACGCGAATCAATCGGCATTTTAAATTGGATCGTTGAAGGTTGTTTGCTTTGGCAAAGAGAGGGATTAAAACGGCCTAAAATCGTTGAAGAAGCCAGCAAGGAATATCGTGAAGAAATGGATGTGACTTCCGCTTTTGTAAATGATTGTTGTGAGTTAGCAATCGGAGCTAAAGTGTCAGCTAGGGAATTATTCCAAGCTTATAAAACTTGGGCGGACGATAACGGACAGTATTCGATGAGTAGTACAAAATTTGGGAAAGAAATGGGAAATAAATTTAACAAAAGAAAATCTGACGGATTAATCGTTTATGAAGGAATTAAACTAAATGATGAAAGTACACCTTACTTAAATCAAGGAATCCATAAATTATTTTCAAAATAGGGATAGTTAGGGATAGTTAAGGGATAGTTTTTTAAGTAACCCTCCCTGATGAAAACCCTTGTCCTATCTATATTTATATTACTTTATTTTCCTTTAGGGATAGTTAGGGATAGTAGAGAGTAAGAGTAAATAAAATAATTAAAAGTAAAAATAAATATAAAGAATAAGGATTTATAAAAAACTATCCCTGACTTTCCCTATGAAATTTTGTAACCCTTGAGAGAGTAAGGTTAGAGGTCAGGGAGAGTTTAAAACGACTATCCCTGTATATTAGGAGGCTAGTAAATAATGCAATCAGAACAATCAATCCAAAATGAAATCATGGTTCATCTGTCTGAAAATGGTTATACGGTTTTTCGAACCAACGCAGGCAAGGTCCGAACAGACACTGGAGCGGTTATTAAATTGTTGCCAAAAGGTCATTTTGATTTGTACGGATACAATCCACACGATCAAACGATTTTTTATATCGAGGTTAAAAATGCAAAAGGAAAACCAAGACCAGAACAAATTACATTTCATCAAAAATTAATGCGCGACAATATTCCGCACGGGATCGCTAGGAGTAAAGAGCAAGCGTTAGAAATTGCCGAAAAAAAATTAATTGGTTATGGGTTTTAAATTAAGGAGATTAAAAAATGATAATTATCCTATTTACACTATTTGTCATCATCGTCGTAAGTATTTTAGGAATCGAAGAAGATTTAGATTGTCACGAAGAATTTGACCGCAAAAAAAGAGGGAAGTGAAATAAATGGGTTGTTTGATTGTGATTATCTTATTTTTAATCCATCCGGCTTTAGGATTAATCGGATTGTTGCTACTGACTTTATTAGGAGGTAAAAAATAAAATGGAAATTTATCATACAGAAACACAAGCGGACTATGATGCACTGATGGTTGAGTTGGAGGAGCAAGGGTGCAAGTGGTTATCAGGGCTGAAACCAACAGAATTAACTAAAAAGTGGAAAACAAACTTAAGTGAAACTTGCGTAAGAATTGATAAAAAAGTGGTCATGTATGACAAAAAAAGCTATTACGCAATGGAATACCCAAGCATTCCAATCACAAAATACAAGGCAAAGGCGGAAGAGAAAATGAAATTTACGAAAGAGAATGTAGAAAAAGTTATTGATGAATATTTTTGGCAAGCTGACTTTGAATCATGTGGTGATTTAATTGCTGAGATTCACAACTTAGACGACACACCAAAAAAAGCAGTTGTGCCTAAATGTTTTGATGAGTGGTTTAAAGAAATCGAAGCTAAATATTCAAATCCTAATAGCGCAAAAACTTTCGCATTATGGAAATTATGCCAAAAAGGTTTTGGGTACGGATTCGAAAGGGCGGATGGCAAAGAGATTCATTTTAGATCGGAATTGGGTACATGGTTAAATGAAAATACGTTTTTAGCGATTGATGCTGTGCTTAACGGCTACACCATCAAACCAGAACAAATTTACTATATCCCATTGCCACACCTTGAACTATCAGACGGAACAAAACAAGTGTTGAGCCAACGCAAAGGCGATAAGAATTACTTTGCAAGCCGTCCAGCGGAAACATTAAAACAGCGGTTTACGAAAGAAGAAATCGCACAAGTGCCAGAGATTTATAAATTTTATGCGACGCTGATTGAGGAGGAAGAAGAATGAATTACGTAATTATGTTAGGCGATTATTATTTTCAAAGTAGTTCTTCGTATAGGGATAAAGATTTTATTAGCATTCAATTAACGAAAAGTATTCAAGGGGCGCTTTGGTATGGTAGCGAAGATAACGCGAATGAATGGGCTGAAAAAATAGGCGGTAGAGTAATTAGTTTTGAAATTGATGTGAAGGAGTAGACGGTATGAAAACAAGACGTAGAAGGATTGAGAAGTTAAAGAAACAAGAATTCAATATGCTTTTAAAAAAATTCATTCAGTATTATATCCACGCTATCGTTTCGTTGATAAATGAATTCTGTGTCGCTCTTGCTAAAGTATTCAGTCGAATGGCTGAAATACTAAGAGGATTATTAAAGGAGAAAGAGGTAAAATAATGAACTTTAAAAAATTACAAGCCATGCAAGCAAAACTTGACGAGGCAATCCTAGCTGACAAAGCACCGATGACAACAGAAGAAAGGTTTAACAAGACGTTAGTCGCTTTGAGTGTGGAAATTGCAGAAGTGGCGAATTGTGCGGAACATTTCAAGTTTTGGAAGGATAATAAAGGCAAGGTTGATGATAAAAGATTTAATTTTTACGGATTAAAACGAATCAACGAGATAAATCCAGAACCTCGAAAAATGATTGATGAAAATAATGGTGATGTAATTACCATTGAACAAGCGCACCGCCTAACGCTTATTGAAGAATGTTCAGACGCACTTCATTTTATTTTGAGTTTGGCGAATCAAAACGATTTTAGAATATATGATGTTGAGTATCAATCATCAATAAACGCTGTTTTAGATTTTCCGTTAAATAGACGACATTCTTTAGAATCAAATTATTTAGGTTTACAAAATTGTATTCAAAAAGTTAGTTATATCGGTAGTTTTATGTGCGGATATAGCGATATGGTACAACTTGTAGCCAATTTTACTATCTACTACGAAAAATTAGGCATTACACCACAAGAACTCGAACAAGCCTACTACGATAAAAATAAAATTAACTACGAACGTTTAGAAAATGGGTACTAGCCTATGATTAAAATATACACGACAACAAGCCAAGCAATTGTATGTGACGAGCGGTTAAAAGTATTTTATTACACGTCAAAAGACAATGCGTCAAAGATAGCAAAAGGTATCAAGTGTTCCGTCAGTTTCCGTGAGACGTTAGCTTATCCGACAGAAATTTTATTATCACAGGGTTATGAAGAAATTAGAATGTGAGGTGAGAAAAATGGACACGATCGAATTACTCAAACAAAAGATATTGTACAAAAGAATCAAGGAAATGACAGAAGATAAGTTAATTTTAGAAGATGATACAGAAGTATATTTTGAATGTACTGATTACGATTGTTGCGCGTCTGCAAGCGGTTTTTGGAAGTCCGCTAATTTAGACGCTGTAATATCCGATGTAAAAATGGTTGATTTAGAACAAGCTGATTTTGAAGGATTTGGCTATCCTTCGAATACCGCAAAAATTGTTTTATATCACAATCAAAATAGCGTTGCGCAAGCGAATTTGTATGCTGATGCTGGAAACGGTGGTTATTATTACAGTGTTTTATCAATATTCGTAAATGATGAAAATATAGGCGATATATTATCGGCGTAGAGGAGGTTAATTGGATGTGACTATTGAAAAAATTGTCGGTGAGAATATCGAGAAGTATTTTAAAATTAGCGGAATGACGCTTACGAATTTTGGCAAACAGATTGATACGCCTAATACAACTTATCTCAAAAAAATGTTTTCCGGTGAGGTGTCAATCGGCATTGGAAAGTTGCATAAGGTGGCAAGCGTGTTGAATGTGGCGGTTAATGATTTGGTGGAAGGTGCGGAAAAGTTAGAACCACTCTTTTCTACACGAGCGCCAAAAGTACAAAGAGAGTTGACGAAGGAACACAAACACGCATTACGCAAACGGCTTTCTGAATTGATTGGTACGCAGGACGCATGGAAAGACGTTAAAGAAAATGAAGCAGAGATACAACGACTTAGATTGATTTTGTGGGGGAGAGAAGAAAAAGCGAAAGACGTAACTGCCAGACAAAAACAAATCATACATCAACTAGTTCAAAACGATCGCTTATCCAATGCAGAAGTTGGTAGACAAGTAGGTTGTACACGTGAGTATGTCGCTTCAATTAGGCGAGAGTTTAAAAGAGGAGCTTACGAGGGTTATATAAGCGGTTTGTATCAAGTTGAGGTAAATATACTAAAGTTGACAAAAGATGGCTTAGATGTGCGAGGAATAGCGGACAAGCTGAATATAAGCGAAGATGATGTGAAGAATGTGTTGGAAGAATTGGAGGGATAGCGTTTGGAAAAGTGGCGATTTGATCGAGTAAAGCAAATTTTAAAAGATTATCCAGATACGGATAAGTACATTGAAAAAATCGAGGAAAGTATTCGGACGCCATACAAGGCATCTGATGTTAATGGTGATATTAAAGGGACAAAGATAGACAACGATTCAAACTTTAAAACCTTGTGGACTATTGAAACGCATAAGCAGATAGCGAGCTTTAAGCGCAATAAGCAAATCATTGATGACTTGCTTGATGTATGTGGAGCGGATACAGAGGTGATTATCAGAGAGTTGTATATTAAAAAATTTCCGCAATATACAATGCAAGGACTGGTTGATAACTTTATGATAAAATGCGGTAAAACAAAGGCGTTTGAGAAGCGGAATCGTTTTTTTGCAGAAGTGGATAGAATGCTAGAAATATGAACGAATGACGGAATTTTAACGCAGTTTTATGTGTTAAATTGATAGTATGAGCAAAGCGCAAAAAAACATGACTGTTGAATCTTATCGCTTTGTGTGGACGGTGCTTAGGTATCGTCCTTTTTTGTTGTATCAAGTAAAACTTCGTACTGCACTCGAATCCTAGAGTGGCTTTTGCACTCCTTGAGAGTTGGATTAGCAACAGGCGTATCTTAACATCAGGTTTATAGGTGCACTAAGTTTACTGGTGGGTACGTAGTCGTCGTGGCGGAAAGAAGACGCATAGGGTTGCTAAGTAATCTAAGAGTCTTAGTAAGTCCTAGCTACAAAATAAAGCAATGGTAGCGTGTAGGGTGCGAGTCCTTGCCGATGACGTAAGTAAAGGAGTTGATAGCATTGACTAGAGCAGACAGACAAGGACCACACCGCGTGGCCTATGATAAGAATCGTAAGAAGATACTGATGACACAGAACGTTTGTGGTATCTGTGGTAAGCCAGTTGATGTAAAGCTTAAGCCGCCTAACCCATTAGCACCAACCGTTGACCATATCATTCCAGTAAACAAAGGTGGACATCCAAGTGCAATGGAGAACTTACAACTAGCACACGCGACTTGCAACCGACAGAAGTCTGACAAGCTATTCAATGCAAAGACAAACAAGATTGATGTTAAAACAATAGGCAATCGCAACCTTCCAAAAAGCTTAGATTGGACGTTATACAAGAGTTCGCAGTGAGTAATATAAAACCCTTAGGACATTAAAACAAAGGCGTTAGAACGAAAGAGATGGGGGGAGGGGAACCCTTGCCTTGTTTTCTCCGTAGTTCATGCCGTCACTGTACATTTTTTCTCGCGCGAACGTTTATTATTGAAAGGAACTGAAAAAAATGAGCGAAAAAGGTATTGAGTATCTACGTAAAAAGCTAGAAAAACACAAACCTCGTGTGGATTTACGCTACCAGCATTACGATATTAAGCACCGCGAAAGAAGCATCGGAATCACCATTCCACCAGAAATTCGCAATCGTTATCGGTCGGTTTTGGGATGGTGCGCAAAAGGTGTCGATAGCTTAGCAGACCGTTTAGTTTTCAGAGAATTTGAAAACGACAATTTTGAAGTAATGGAGATTTTCGAACAAAACAATCCAGATATCTTTTTTGATAGCGTGGTGCTATCAGCAATGATTGCATCGTGTGCCTTTGTTTATATCTCAAAAGGCGATAACGATGAAGTGAGATTGCAAGTTGTAGAGGCAAGCAATGCAACTGGTGTCATTGACCCGATAACAGGATTATTGACAGAAGGTTACGCAGTCTTAAGTCGTGACGAATACGGAAAACCAGAAACAGAAGCGTATTTCTTGCCATATCGAACTGATTTTTATTTTGGTGGCAGTTATGTTGAAAGTATTGAAAGCAATGTTGCTTACCCGTTGCTCGTTCCAGTCGTTCACCGTCCAGATGCGGTTCGTCCGTTTGGCCGTTCGAGAATTACGCGTTCCGGAATTTATTATCAAAGCTATGCAAAACGGACTTTAGAGCGTGCAGACATTACCGCGGAATTTTATTCATTCCCACAAAAATATGTATTGGGTACTGATCCAGACTCAGAACCATTAGATGGTTGGAAAGCGACAATCTCAACCATGCTCGAATTTACAAAAGGCGATGGCGGTGACAAACCAACGATTGGACAATTCACCACACCATCGATGACACCATTTACAGAACAACTGAAAACTGCAGCCGCTGGATTTGCTGGAGAAACAGGATTGACATTAGATGATTTAGGATTCGTTTCTGAAAATCCATCAAGCGTTGAAGCTATCAAAGCAAGTCATGAAAATTTAAGATTGGCGGGCAGAAAAGCTCAACGAAGCTTAGGTGCTGGTTTATTAAACGTGGCATATTTATCCGCTTGTTTGCGTGATGATTTTTCTTATTTACGTAGTCAATTCGTTTTGACAAAACCGAAGTGGGAGCCATTGTTCGAAGCTGACGCAAACATGCTAACGATGATTGGTGATGGAGCGATTAAGTTAAATCAAGCAATACCTGGTTATATCACAGGAGAAACGATTCGAGATTTGACAGGCATTGAAGGCGGTGAGTAAAAATGGAGCCAGATATTTTACCAGATTTATTAGCTAAGATTCAAAAAGATTTCGATGAACGAACGTACAATAACGAAACATTAAAAAAAGCCATTCAATCTCTTGTGGACAAAAAAGCAACATATTTAGATGTCAGCGGTTTTGCGATTGAAATTGGCAAGATTTTATCTGAGGTGTTCAAGCTACACGTAAGAGCGGATATTCTTCCGGACGGCAAAATGTATTTTAACATTGCGGATCGTTTGCTTAATGCCACGCTCAAAAAAAATCATGAATTAATTACAAGTTTTGGCGTGGACGTGCAAACTTTATTAAATCAAGCGGTTGGTATACGTATCAAAGCACAAGCACCAACAATCAATAAGAACAGGGTGGACGGCTTAGTCAATAAGATAAGCAGTGCGCCTATTTTTGACGACGTGAAATGGGTGCTGGAAGAACCAATCATTAATTTTAGCCAAAACGTTGCAGATGCCATGTTGAAATCAAATGTTGAGTTTCATGCAGAAGCTGGATTAGACCCGAAAATCAAACGAACCGTTAGCGGTCATAAGCCGTGTGGTTTTTGCAAAAGATTAGCTGGATTGCATGATTACGACACTGGAAATGGCGATGATATTTACACAAGGCATGAGCGTTGTAGATGCACCATCGAATATATTCCAGAACGTGGGAAAAGAGAATTGGTTTCATCGTCCGAGTACAAGCAAAACAAAATTGCTGAGAAAGAACGAGAGAAAATTGAAGCTAGGAAGAAGATTGGCATTAAGGAAAAGGAGTGATTGGAAGTAATGTTAAAAAAAATAAAAGTAGGTGGCATTGATTACGATGTCAGCGTGAAAGATTTATCCCATTCTGATTCGCCAGAACTAATTAGAATGGGTAATCATTACGAAGCGGATATGAAAATCGAAATAAGCGATAGGTTGCCGAAACAAAAAAGAGACCAAACATTCATTCACGAAATGCTTCATGCGGTTGTTTGCGAAAGTGGAGCAGTAATTGAAAATGAAGAAGATGTTGTGAATCAAATGAGTTTGGTGTTGTATCAAGTTTTAAGAGACAACGATTTGTCATTCGTTAAAGAAAACTAATCAAGGAGTGAACATCATGAAACAAAAATCATTAGTTATTTGGTTATTAAAAGGTGAGACGTTGAAATTTGAAGGTGTTGAAAATCTCAAAAATAATGATACTGAGCTGAAATTCGATTACTTTGGCGTTAGTACACAAGTAAAACGTTCAGCGGTATTCAATCAAATTAACATAGCTGGATTTGCATTGGAACAATAAAAGGAGTGGTAAAAATGAAATACAGATTCAAATCAAAAGTGGTTGAAGCGATTCAGATGAAAATCGATAAAAACTTTAGCTATACTTCTGAACCTAAATGGTTTAAAGCTCTTTTTATGACAGGTGAAATCCAAACATATAATGCTGGTGAAAAAGCGATAGGCACAGTTAGGAATTACTTCGGTGAAGAAAAAATGATAATGGACGGCGATTACATCCTTAAAGATGAACACGGGAGAATTGAACTTTGTCCTAAAATAATTTTCGAGACTTATTGTGTAGTGTTAGAACAATAAAGGAGTGAACATCATGGAAAACATCAACCGCAATGATGCACTAAAATTTTTCGAAAGTATGACAGAAAATGAGCAACAACTAGCGATTCGTTATCTACAAAAAATCATCAAGAAACCGCCTGATTGCAATCAAAAGGAATTGCAGGAGGTGGCGTCCAATGAAAAAAATCCCACTTAATCATGTATTGCTAATGTTTTATAACATGGCTTACAAACTTCAAAAATTGGAGGAGCAAGAAGGGAAGTGATCCATATCTCGCAACTATGCGTTAAATAGTGCAGGAGGTTGGAGGAGGTAGTTTATGACTGTTAAAAAAAGATTTGGCAATCAAACTCCTACTCAATCCGTCATATTGCCCTACACAAAAACAGCGTATCAAGAAGCAATTGACATCTACCACAAAACCGGTTTAAAAAGCTACGATTGGCAAGCCGATTTGGTTGCATCGGTCATGGCGATTGATGATGAAGGTTTGTGGGTCCATCAGAAATTTGGTTTTTCCATCCCACGCCGAAACGGTAAAACAGAAATTGTTTACATCGTGGAACTTTGGGCGTTAGAAAATGGGTTAAATGTTTTGCACACCGCCCATCGAATAAGTACGTCTCACTCGTCGTTTGAAAAAATGAAAAAGTATCTCGAAAAGATGGGGTACAAAGAAGGCACTGATTTTAATTCCATCAAGGCAAAAGGTCAAGAACGTTTAGAGCTTTATGCCACTGGTGGGGTTATCCAATTCCGAACCCGAACATCAAGCGGTGGGTTAGGTGAAGGATTTGACTTGCTGATTATTGACGAAGCGCAAGAGTACACGACGGAACAAGAATCAGCGTTGAAGTACACCGTTACCGATAGTAATAACCCGATGACAATCATGTGTGGAACGCCACCAACACCCGTTTCAAGCGGAACGGTTTTTGCGAATTATCGTGAAAGTGTGCTGTTTGGACAATCGAAGTATTCCGGCTGGGCTGAATGGTCCGTTAACGAAATGACGGATATTAACGACGTTGAAGCATGGTATAACTCGAATCCATCGATGGGTTATCACCTCAACGAACGTAAAATTGAAGCGGAGCTTGGGGAAGATGAGTTAGACCACAACGTGCAGCGCTTGGGTTATTGGCCTAAGTACAATCAAAAATCAGCCATTAGCGAAAAAGAATGGCTAGATTTAAAAGTCAATGCTTTGCCAGTCTTAACAGGTCCATTACACGTTGGGATTAAATACGGTAATGACGGTTCCAATGTTGCAATGAGTATCGCGGTCAAAACGTTATCCGGAAAAGTGTTTGTTGAGACGATAGATTGTTTATCGGTTAGAAAAGGGAATCAGTGGATTATCAATTTCTTGCGTGATGCCAATGTTGCAAACGTCGCAATTGATGGGGCAAGCGGTCAAAACTTACTAGCTTCTGAAATGTCGGAATTCAGACTCAAAGCGCCAACTCTACCAACAGTGAAAGAAATCATTACGGCAAACAATATGTGGGAGCAAGGGATTTACCAAAAAAATATTTGTCATGCGGATCAACCATCGTTAACAACCGTTGTAACAAATTGCGAAAAACGCAATATCGGTTCTGGTGGCGGATTTGGTTATCGGTCACAATTTGACGATATGGACATTAGTTTGATGGATAGTGCGTTATTAGCCTATTGGTCGTGTAGCAGTGTTAAACCGAAGAAAAAACAACAAGTTAGGTATTAAACGATTCTATTTTTTAGAGTCGTTTTTTTAATACAAAAAATTACCGTACTGCCGGGCAAAGCAGGGGAGAGGGAGATTTATATGTCATTCAAAACAATTGAAACACAAGAGGAACTGGACCGTATTATCCAGGATAGAATCGCACGGGAACGTGATAAGTTTGCAGACTACGATGAGTTAAAAACAAAGGTTACAGACTACGAAACGCAAGTGGCAACGTTGCAAAAAGCGATTGACGAATCGAACACAACGATCAAGTCACATGATGACACGGTAGCAGAATTAAATTCAAAAATAGCAAGTTATGAAACTTCAAGTTTGCGTACAAGAATCGCCATCCAAAACGGATTACCGCTCGATTTAGCGGAACGATTAGTTGGAAACGATGAAGAAAGCATTAAAGCCGATGCTGAAAGATTGGCATCTTTTGTCGCTAAACCAAAAGCACCGTCAGCACCACTAAAAGATTTAGAACCGCCATTAGGCGATGACAAAAATTCAAACTGGCGTCAAATGGCCAGTAATTTAACCGGAGAAGGAGAGTAATAAAAATGACATCACAAAAAGCAGGTACTTTATTTGAACCAGAATTAGTAACAGAATTAATGACGAAGGTACAAGGTTATTCCGTATTAGCGAAACTAGCATCACAAACGGCAATTCCGTTCAATGGAACTGAGCAATTTATTTTTAACTTAGAAGGAAACGCGCAAATCGTTGGGGAAGGCGAACAAAAAAGAGCTGGTGAATCTAGCCTTGCTTCAAAAGTTATCAAACCGTTGAAATTTGTTTATCAAGCACGGATCACTGATGAGTTTAAATATGCGTCAGACGAAAAGAAAATCAAATATTTACAAGCGTACGCTGATGGGTTTGCTAAGAAAATCGCGGTGGCTTTTGACATTGCAGCGATTCATGGATTGGAACCAAAATCACTGACAGATGCATCATTTAGAGATACAAACTCTTTTGATGGTTTGATCACAGATAATGTCGTGACGTATAACGCGGAAACAATCGATGACAATATCGATACTGCCGTTCAAGCGATTGTTGCAAAAGGTGCGGACGTTACAGGCCTTGCGTTATCACCAACAGCAGGTCAAGCATTAGCGAAATTAAAAGTTAATGGTGTTGTTCAATATCCAGAGTTCCGTTTTGGTCAAAATCCAAACTCGTTTTACGGCATGGAATCAGACATCAGTAAAAACTTAGTTGTGGCTGGTGGTACAGCGAAAACTGACCACGTGATTGTCGGGGATTTCCGCAACATGTTTAAATGGGGTTACGCTGAAAACATTCCAATGGAAATTATCGAATACGGTGATCCAGATGGAGCCGGACGTGACTTGAAAGCATACAACGAAATTTGTTTACGCGCTGAGGCGTTTATCGGATGGGGAATCCTTGATGAAGATGCTTTTGCTCGTGTGGAAGCAGTTGTGGAAGAAGGTGACTAGTATGGCTAAATATGTAAGTAAAAAAATGGGCGCAATTATCGAAACGAATTGCGTCCTTTCTGGTGATTGGGTTCTTTTTGAACCCCAATCCAATCCAGAAGTAAAAGAAGTCGCACAAATCGTAGTAAAAGAAGTTCCCGCTGATGATCCATTAGAAAATGATGCCCAATTTAAAAACATCAACATCGAACAAATCAAACAAGAATTAGATGCTTTTGGTGTTAAATATGACCCGAAAGCCAAAAAGAAAGAATTATATGATTTAATGCTCGCACAAGGGAAGTGATGAAATGCAACCTTTTGCAACAGTTGAAGAATTGCAGATGTTATGGCGTGAGTTAAAAAATTCCGAATTGGAACGGGCAATGAAATTGCTTGAAGTCGTGTCCGATACGCTACGAGTTGAAGCAAATCGGACGGGGAAAAACATTGACAATATGATGCTGGAAAATCCGTCTTATACCAATGTGGTTAAATCCGTCACAGTCGATGTGGTCGCACGTACGTTGATGACGTCCACAGACCAAGAGCCAATGACCCAATATTCCGAAGGTGCTTTAGGTTATCAAGTTTCCGGTTCCTATCTGGTACCTGGTGGTGGTTTGTTTATTAAAAATGCCGAACTAGCCCGATTGGGTCTTAGACGTCAACGGATTGGGGGTCTTGATTTTTATGGCGAAACTGAAAGGAATCACGGTTACTTTAGTTGATACCGTCGAAATCGGGCGTGATCCGTTTAATAACCCGATTTACGAAGAACAAGGAATCGAAGTCGAAGATGTCTTAGTCGCCCCAACGTCATCCGATGATGTCGTCAACGAAATGAGTTTATCTGGTCGTAAAGCCGTTTACACTTTAGCAATCCCTAAAGGCGATACCCACGACTGGGAAGAAAAAGAAGTCTTGTTTTTTGGTAAACGTTGGAAAGCTTTTGGAATCCCACTCGAAGGAATGGAACACCTTATCCCGCTTAGGTGGAATAAGAAAGTGATGGTAGAACGTTATGAGTAGCAAAGTAAAGGTAAAATTAAATCGGTCGGGCGTTAGAAGTTTGTTGCGCTCGTCCGAAATGCAAGAAATGTTATCCGAACGCGCCAAAGAAATTCAACAGCGTGCGGGCGATGGCTACGAACAAGATGTTTTCGTGGGAACCAATCGGGCAAACGCCATGGTGAGTGCAGCAACGTATCAAGCGAAATCAGATAACATGAAAAATAATACATTGCTCAAGGCGGTGAAATGATGATTGAGATTGTCATTATGGACCACTTAAAAATTCACTTAGATAGCAAAATTGGTGTTGGTCTTGAACGTCCAATAACCACACCAGATTTATTTGTTATTTTTGAAAAAACGAGTAGCGGAGAGGACAATCAAATCCATTCCGCTACTTTTGCGTTTCAATCCTACTCAAAAAAATCACTGTATGAGGCAGCGAAATTAAACGAGGATTTAAAAGCAATCATCAAAAAAATGGATGAATTACCAAGCATTTTAAGCGTGAAATTAAACACTGATTACAATTTTACAGATACAAGTACCAAAGAATATCGCTATCAAGCCGTATTCGATTTTAAATATTAGGAGGGTTTATATTATGTCAAAAGCAGATGCAAAAAATGTATCAACCGCAAAACCAAAAGTGGGAGGAGCGATTTTCTCAGCACCACTTGGAACGACTTTACCAACCGATGCGACAACCGCGTTAGACGTAGCTTTTAAGGGTTTAGGCTACGTGTCAGAAGATGGCCTTACAAACAGCAATAGTGTATCAACCGAAACTATCAAAGCATGGGGTGGTCAAGTCGTTGATGTCGTGGAAACAGAAAAAGAAGATACGTTTAAATACAAATTAATCGAATCATTAAACGTGGAAGTGTTGAAAGAAGTGTACGGACCAGATAATGTAACCGGAACGCTTGAAACAGGAATTGAAATTAAATCCAATAGCAAAGAACTTGAAGCGCATGTTTTAGTTGTAGATATGGTCTTAAAGAATGATACGTTTAAACGGATTGTTATTCCGAACGCTAAAGTTTCAGAAGTCGGGGAAATTTCTTATCTTAAAGGCGAGGCAATTGGATACGAAACAACTATCACAGCGATCATGGACGATGATGAAAACACGCATTACGAATATATCCAGAAAGTTGTTGCTGGAGGTGGCGAATAGTGTTGCAAGGAAAAACAAAATCAGCTTTTGAATTTACATTGGATGAAGAACGCCTTGACAACTATGAGTTGCTAGAAGCTTTAGGAGAATTAGAAGAAAATGTTTATCTATTGCCCAAAGTCATCAAACTCGTTTTAGGCGATGAACAAGCAATAGAATTAAAAGAACACTTAAAGAACGAAAAAGGGATTATCCCATCAAAAGCAATGGAAGCTGAATTGAAAGAAATTTTCGAGTTAGTTCCGACTTTAAAAAACTCATAACCCTCTCTAGTATGATAGAAACCGACGAGGACGCATTGATTTGTGACCTTGCTGAAATTTATCACATATACGACTACAAACAGTTACCTCCGTCAAAGGTAGCTGTTTTTTCTGTTGGATTAAAAGAAGAATCCAGAATCAAAATGGCCATGAACAATCAAAGAGTGCCACTCAATACGTTATTACTTGCTGGCATCAGCGATCATTTAGCAACGGCAAATTGGCTAAATTCAAAAGAAGGTCAAGAAGGCACTAATAGACCAGAATCAATCTTGATGAAATTATTGGAAATCGAACCAGCAGAAAAAGAAAACGTGTCGTTTGAATCTGGAGAGGATTTTGAAAGAACAAGAAATGAAATGCTCGAAGAAATGAAAAGAGGTGAGAATTAATGGCTACTGAAATCGCACAAGCATACGTCCAGATACTACCGTCAGCACGTGGGTTTTCTGACGCAATTAAAGGAGAGATTGATCCCGGAGCAGAAGCGGCTGGAAAAAGTGCTGGTTCGAAAATTGGAACTGGAATTAAACTTGCAGCCGCAGCCGCAGTTGCAGCCGCTGGGGTGGCGCTCGGTAAAGTCATCTCATCTTCTTTGGCTGAGGGCGCGAATTTACAACAATCCATTGGCGGTATCGAGACGCTTTTTAAAGGTAGTGCCAATAAAGTTATCGATTATGCAAATATCGCTTACAAAACAGCTGGGTTGTCCGCTAACGATTACATGGAGAGCGTGACTGGATTTAGTGCTAGTTTGCTCCAATCAATGGGCGGTGATACCGCTAAAGCAGCCGAAACGGCCAACATGGCTTTAATCGATATGTCTGATAATGCGAATAAGATGGGTTCGAGCATGGAGAGTATTCAAAATGCTTATCAAGGATTTGCGAAACAAAACTACACCATGCTGGACAACTTAAAACTCGGGTACGGTGGAACTAAAACTGAAATGGAACGGCTCTTGGCAGACGCTACGAAATTAACGGGTGTGAAATACGACATCAATAATTTAGCAGACGTTTACGATGCAATCCATGCGGTGCAAGAAGAACTTGGAATTACCGGAACAACAGCTAAAGAATCGGCTGAAACATTTAGTGGATCACTCGCATCAATGAAAGCTTCATTTTCTAACGTGTTAGGCGGATTATCGCTTGGCCAAGATATTCAACCGGCTTTAAATGCGTTAGCAGACACCACCGCAACATTCTTTTTCGGCAACTTTATCCCAATGGTAAAAAACATCTTACAGGCATTACCTGGCGCAATCGTCACATTCTTTCAAGCGGACGCTCCACAATTTATTGCTGGAGGTAAAGCGTTGCTTGAAAGTTTAGGCATTGGAATCGGAGAGGGAACTTCTGGAATGCTTGCGAAAGTCCAAGGAGTGGTTCAACCGATTTTAAATTCCTTTAAAACGGCATTCGGTCAATTGCCAGCATTGTTTCAAACGGTTGTTGGTGCAGTGACACCAATCATCGGGTCCATTGCAACGGCTTTTACAAAATTAGATTTTAGCGGATTAGCAGCTGTTATCTCAAAAATCATCCCAGCGGTAACAAATGGTTTTAGCGTCATGATGGCCATTGTCAGCCCGGCGATTGACACCGTGATTAATTCCGTTGTCAATTTGTGGAATACCTTGCAACCGTTGCTATCGATTTTAGCAGATGCTTTGATGCCAGTTTTTCAAGTGGTCGGAGCTTTCTTAGGCGGCGTATTTAAAGGTGTATTGCTTGGACTATCCTCAACATTTGACACAGTGACTACCGTCATTAGTTATCTCACACCAGTTGTAGCTTGGTTAGTGGATGCGTTTAAAGCGTGTGTTCCAGCACTTACAAAAGTGGCTGAGTGGGTCGGACTTGTCATTGGCTACTTTGGTAACTTAGGTGGAGCCGGTACCTCACTCAAATCGCTATTAACAAGTGCTTGGACTAACATCAAATCTATGATTTCGATTGCTGGTGCTGGAATTGGCTCAGTGATCAACGTGATTAAGTCCATTTTCAGTAGCTTGGGCAGTTCGGGTGGTGTGCTTAAAAATATCTTATCAGTAGCATGGAACGGCATTAAATCAGCGATTTCGCTTGTCGGTTCTGGGATTTCAGCCATCATAAGTGGAATCAAATCTGTATTTTCTGGACTTGGTAGTTCCGGTGGAATTTTAAGAAATACGTTAAGTGGCGCTTGGAATGGCATTAAATCTGTTATCTCAGCAGTCGGAAATGGTATAAAAAGTGTTATCAACGCTATCAAATCAGTGTTTAGCAGTTTAGGCAGTGCAGGGAATTCCGTGCGTTCCGCTATTTCGTCGGCGTTTAACGGCATGAGAAGTGTCGTTTCGAGCGTGGCTGGTAGCATCAGTGGAATCATCGGGAATATCAAAAATGTATTTTCAAGCCTTAAAAACATCAACATTTCTGGTGCTGGGTCAGCAATCATGAATGGCTTCCTTGGAGGATTAAAATCAGCTTACGAGGGCGTTAAAAACTTTGTCGGCGGTATCGCTAGTTGGATTAAGAACAATAAAGGTCCAATCGAATATGATAGAAAGCTATTGATCCCGGCAGGTAATGCCATCATGGAAGGGTTTGACTATGCTTTAATCGATAAGTTTAAAGACGTACAAAAAACTGTTGGTGGTATGACAGGGGCTTTGTTTGATGCGGTTAGTGTAAATACACCAACGTTAGAAGCAACAAGTAGTGTCGTGTCTGGAATGACAGTTAATCAAGCGCGGTCGCAAGAGTTAAGCAGCAATAACAACGACGTATTGCAATTGCTACGAGAGTTGAAAAATCTAACAATCGTGTTAGATGATGGCACTGTTGTTGGGAAGTTGGGTCCACAATTTAATCAATATTTTGGTAACGAGGCAACTTTAGATAGGAGGTATGGCAGATGAGCGGATTTAGCATAAACGGTAAACATATTAATGACGTGTTCCCAACTTTAAAATTAGTTGAACGCTCTACGCCACCTCCTGGCGATTTGCCAATAAAAGAGTCAGTCGTTGGAATGCAAGGTGATTATGATTTTACGATTGCTTTGTTTGGCGAACGTTTATTCGATAATCGAGAATTGACCTATGTGTTCAATGGGAAAGAAACCAATGAAATCATGAGGAATATGAACCGCAGAATGTTAGAAAATTGGTTGCTGAGTGGTAGTTATATGCCGTTGTACGATGATAAAGAACCTTTTTATTATTACTTGGCAAGGTGCGTTAGCGTGACACTTGGTAATGACAACGGGATAGCAAAAACACCGTACACCATCAAGTTCGATGCTTATCCATTTAAGATTAAAATCGCCGAAGAAAATTCGTTGAAGTGGGATGATTATGATATTACCGATTATTATCAACCACATATTTTTTCAATTAGTGGTTCAAAAATTCTGAAAATCATGAACATTGGGAGTGCAGGAGTAGCACCAAAAATAATACTAAACGCTCCAATGACAATTCAAAAAAATAATCTTGTTTTTAATCTATCGGCAGGATCATACACCGTTGATGATTTTCGCTTTGAAGTTGGTATGAATACTTTTACAGTGACCGGCAACGGCACAATCAGTTTTGAATGGCATAAGGAAGTGATTTGATATGTATCGTGTAACAATCCACAGCGGAATAAATGATGTTAACGGCACAGTGATTCATTCGCCTTACGTCAGTGGCCAAAAATTATCGGCTGGAAGTATTAAGCAAGTCATTGACGGGATTGACTCCCTGAGTTTTGAAATCAACTTACGTAATGCTGGGTGGGGCGTTATTAAACCGTTAACCACGCTTATCAAAGTGATAAACATTAAAACGGGAATCGTTGAGTTTGATGGCCGTATTTTAAAACCAAAGCAAAGTATGTCAAGCGGTGGGAATTTCGCAATGCAATACGATTGCGAATCTGTCTTAGCTTATCTTTTGGACTCTTCTCAACGTCATGGCGAATATCGCAATATGACAATCGCCCAATTTTTGCAAGTGATTTTAAATAATCACAATGCACAAGTCGAGCCTCACAAACGGTTTAAACTTGGACAAGTGACGGTTACAAACTCAACGGATAACGTTTATCGCTATCTGGGATATGAAAATACCTATGACACCATCAAAGATAAGTTGTTAAATCGATTGGGTGGTTACCTGGTCGTGAGACGGGAACCAGACGGCCTATACCTCGATTACTTAGCTGAGATTGGCAAAACGTCCGCTACTGAAATTAAATTGAGACGAAATTTAAAAGATATGTCAAGAGAGATTGACCCGACTGATGTTGTCACAAGATTGGTGCCCTTAGGTGCTGAAATCCAAAGTGAGGACGAAACGGCCACCGATGCAAGCAAAGCAAGAGTTAACATCAAATCTGTTAACAACAATCTAGATTATCTTGACGATACTAGATTGATTGCAGAATTTGGGATTGTTGAAAAGTCGGTTGTCTTTAATGATCTCAATCAACCCAATATTTTAAAAACACGTGGACAACAATATTTAACCGCACAAAAAACCGCACGTAATAGTTTCGATTTAACCTTTTTAGATTTGAGCTTAAATAATTTAGATCCCGAAAGTGTCAATCGTGGCGATAAGTACAACGTTTATAATCCAATTTTTGGAATCAACGAAACGTTGCAAGTTATCCAAAAAGAAATTAATATCGTCAATCCACTTGATGTCAAAGCGAATTTTGGTGATAAATTTAAGACGTTAACCCAATATCAAAATGAATTGAATAAAGGAATGAGCCGATACGAGGATTTAGAAAAGTCGGTGTCCAATCAAATCCAAACGATTGGCGCTTTAAAAACTCAGATAGATAACGTATCACAAAGTGTTGCCGATATTAATACAGAAATTAACGAGTCGGATATTCCGGGATTAGTCGAAGCTATTGCAGATTTAAACAATGTTGTGGATCAGTTAAATATCGCTATCGGTAATATTCCGAATTACACACCAGCCACGCAGTCAAAAGATGGCTTGATGTCCTCGATTGACAAAACGAAATTAGACGGAATCCAACTTGCAACAGGCACTGTTGATGGATTATTAGCCAAAGAGGATAAACAAAAACTGAACCGAATTACTGCAAACACCAGTATCGATTTAGACCAATTCATGTCGGACTTTTTAGCATTAAAAGAAGTCGTTGAAAATATGCAACCACAGGAGTGATAGAAATTGACAGAATCAACAAGCGAATACAAAAAACGAATTGAAGAAATAAAGCAAAGCATTGAAAATGAACCTTATATGGCGAAAATGCGCGAAGATATCGCAGAAGGAATTTCCAAAACAGGGATTAGACAAGCTACTGTCGAAGAACAATTTCAATCCGTCCTAGACGAAACCACAGGCAAAGACGTGATTAGTGCGCCTGAGATTATTTTGGCACGTGGTGGGGCGCAGACGTTAGGAGAGAGGTTGGATAGCGAGAAGGCTGAGGTTAGAGCGGAGTTGGCACAAACTGCAAAGAAAACAGAAGCTCGTTTAAAGTCAGAGAATATATCAATAAACGACCTTGGGCAAGATGTAAAAGAAGCAATGACTGGCGGAAGTGTAGCTGTAGTAGGTAAAAACGCTATTGATTCCATTAATGTTAGAAAAAATGCAATCAAAGAAGAAAATACTGTGTTTGTAGAACGAGTGACCGTAAATTTATTTAACCCTAAAACGATTAACTATGGATTTGCTTTGCATCAGGGTTTAGGTACATTGGTGGCAAATTCGGATTATAAAACCACTGACTATATAACTATAAAAGGTTCAACAGCTTATCGAGTAGATAGTGATTCTCCTGTTGGTGTTATAGTATTCTACGATATAGATTTCAATTTTATTAGTAGCATTAGTGACGTCCATGTTACGTCACCACAAAACGCAAGATATTTAAGAAAAACTGTTTCTTCTTCTTTTGATATGTCGTCCTTTAGAATCTACGAACAACCATTAACAGAACCTGCTCAAAGACCGTATGTTCCATACAAGATTAAGGTTTCCAACCTGGTTGAAAAGGCAGATTTGTTAAAGTTGAAAGTTATTGGAAAAAATCATTTTGATAAAACTGGAAGCAATTTGAATACTATTATTGATAGGGACGGAGTTATATTGACAGGAAATAATTGGAGTACCAGCGATTTTTTAATGGTTGAACCATCCACCGAATTTACACTCTCTAACCCAAGGTTCATTTTAGAGTTTGACGAAAACTTACTTCCTGTAATCGGAACGTTTAGAGACATTGCAGTTGGGACAGCGTCACATACGTTCACTACTAATACACAAACTAAATATGTTAGAGTCACTTACAGAACTACCGATGAAGAAACGATGCAACTAGAGAAAGGTACAGTAATCACAGGATATGAAGAAATTAAGTACGGTCTTTTTCATGGGAATAACGAAGTTTCAATGTTATCTGAAGATCTAAAAGAAGATAGACCATTAGTTGTAACGTCCGGGTATACGCTTGCTGATGATAATCAAGATTTTCAAGTTTATTTAAACAACAACACCAACGATAAAGTGATGGCTGTTTTCAGAAATATAGCGGTAAAATTAAATACCAGTAGCCAAGCGATCTCAATTTCTACAACAGGCATTAACGGGAGCTATGATAAAGCGGTTCTGTTAACTTCTTCGTACTTTCCCAACTTACTAAGTGGGTCTTTTGTTAACAATATCTATATCCTGCCTTGGTCAAGAAATAGCGGAGGAATTATAACAGGTACTGAATGGCGGATGGTTATAATTACGAACAAAGGTCAAATTTATCACAACTTTCCTAAAAGAGCATTAAACAATGATGGCGTTGCTCTTGATGGTGATGAAATAAGATTTGAAGAAAGTGTCGTTTGGGATTTGGAGGAAAGAAAGTTTCCCACTAAATCAAAAACGCCATCAGATAAAGAATATTATTTCCCTGTGTTACCAGATGAAAACTATAATCACTACCCTAAATTAAATAGTGACCCAACATTCAATGACACCTACGGTAATGGCGGCTTTAGCTTAACAAAAACAGATAGTGAAAAAGTTTTCAGCAGGTTTTACAGAAATGGACTTGATGTTGATAGAAACTCCTTTGTAACGTTTGGAGGATTTGATTATAGCGATAACTTGGCTATGCTTGGTACTTACCGACATAATCTTGGCGAAGGAAAAGGTGTTCGTACAGGAGTGTTCGTTTCTGATGATGGTGGTCGCCAGTGGCACTTCAAATATGAGTTCTCTGATGATGCGGGAGGTGTTTCTAACTGGGGATCGTCAATAAAACTTACTAACATTGAAGGTGAATATACACCAAATTCATTTTCGATTCAGAATAAAACAAATAATATACCTACAAATGCAGTTAAAGAACCAGAAAATAAGTTTAGGTTAGGTCAAAAAATCAAGGTTTCAAGTATTTCAAAAGGCAACCCAGCAATTGTCATGACTAGCACTCCTCACGAATTGTCAGATGGAAATACGGTTGTTTTCCATAAAAACGATGATGAATCATCTGTATTTGACTTTATGACAAATAATGAATTAACAACCGATAGTCATGGCAACGGAATTTTCTTTAAGGTAAAAGCATTAACTAGCACAACTTTTGAACTTTATGAATATGTTCATTCGTGGAGTAATAATATACCTTGCCAACACATCCACGGGATAAACCGAGTTAAAGATGGTTTTACAATGTGTACTGGAGAAACGCATCCGATGGGGTGGATTTTCTATATCCCAGTTCACTCAGCAGATAATTATGGATTTGTTAAAGCGTCAAGTGATATTGAGTTTGTTCGCTTAAATTCATCGGAAATAGGAATGCAGAGAGCAATCGGAGTATTGTTGCCCGATGACAATTCAAATGATATCATTGTTGCGAGCGATACCACAACAAGTCCTAGAGATGAAATTTCACTTGCAGAAGGTAGGACAGAGACTATAAGCAGGAGCACCGTAGGAGTTTTTAGAGGAAAAATAGAGGACATAGACGATTTCAGTAAATTCACCTGTATATTGGAAGTTGACGAACCTTCATACTATTTTAAAGAGCATAATGGAGTTTATTACCACTTCGGGCAACGTGGCGAGTTGGGTGTAAGTTTTGATAAAGGGTCAACGTGGATAACTAAACAATTCTCAGGAAGTAACTTCTACAAAATGGGCGGTTTTAATAATGATTTTGTAGTAATCGGGGAGGCAATAATAGCTCTGAAATAG